GCTCATTACGCCCGAATACCTCGCCCTTCAGAAGCAGCTTCACCAGACCAATGACACATACGGCACCAGCGGCGCGAAGTACGCCGACATCGTGCGCCAGATCAGCAAGTGGGGCCGTCACGGCATCCTGGATTACGGATGTGGACGCCAAACCCTCGCCAAGGCGCTCGGCCCCGCCTACCGCGTCACCAACTATGACCCGTGCATCGAAGGGTTGGACACGCCGCCGAACCCGCATCCGGTTGTCGCCTGCACGGACGTTCTGGAACACATCGAACCCGAACTGGTCAACAACGTGTTGGCGGAGCTGCGGCGCCTGACAACGCAACGCATCCTTTTGGTCATCTCGACCCGGCCTGCCGTCAAGACACTGGCGGATGGCCGCAACGCCCATATTTCGCTGCATGAGGAAGATTGGTGGCTTGAGCGCATCAAGGCGGCGGGCTTCACCATCACCGACCATTTCGAGGACCAGAAGGATCATTCCTTCGGCCTCATCTGCACATGAACGAAAACAAGTGATAGGAGACAACTGCTTGTACAAGGCTTTGACCAAGGCCGACATTCTGAACGTCTGGATTGGCTACGATTCCCGTGAACCGGAAGCCTACGAGGTTCTGAAGGCTTCCATCCTCAAGCACGCCACGATGGCGGTCAACATCCAGAAGCTTGAAGAGCGGGCCTTGCGCCACGCTGGCCTCTACCGCCGCACATGGCAGGCTGACGGCGCTCAGAAGGTGGACAAGATTGACGGCAAGCCGTTCTCCACGGAGTTCTCGTTCACGCGCTTCTTGGTGCCTGCGCTTCAGCAGTGGGAAGGCTGGGGCCTGTTCATCGACTGCGACCAGTTGTTCCTGACCGACATTGCCGAGATGCTGAACGAGATGGACCCGACGAAGGCGGTTCAGGTCTGCCAGCAGAACTACGTTCCGACTGAAGGCCTCAAGATGGACGGCCAGAAGCAGCAGCGATATTATCGCAAGAACTGGTCGAGCGTGATGCTCTTCAACTGCGCGCACCCGTCGAACCGTTGGCTGACGCCGGATGTGGTGAACTCCGAACCCGGCTCATGGCTCCACGGCTTCGGTTGGCTTCCTGACGGCGACATTGGCGACCTTCATCACGGTTGGAATTGGTTGGAGGGTACGACGAAGGTGCCGCCGAAGAATGTGCATTTTACCGATGGCGGCGTGTGGTTTAAGCACATGCGCGACCTTGATCGGCCTTACTTTGAAGAATGGCGTCAGGCTGCGAAAGAGATCGGCATCTGGCGTCATATGTGTGAGCGGCAGGACATCAAGGCTGCATGAGCATCACGCATTTCCCGAAGCGCGGTGAAGTCGCCCAGCGCATTCTCGACCAGAACAGGCCCGCCTACGCGCGTGAGCCGATCTCGAAACCACAGGTAACGGTCCCGAAGGACGAATGCCCGAAGTGCGGCAAGCGCATCGGACGGGGCCGCTGGATGCACATCAAGAATTGCAAGGGGTAGGGCATGACTGACCGTACCGAAATAGAATCGCAGATCGCCGACGATCTCGCACGCTCTGACCTCTCAGGCCAGATCACGGCGGCGGTCAACACGGCTATCCGGTCCTATCGTTCTGAGCGCCTTGGCTTCAACGAGGCGTACAAGGTCACGGCCACGCTGTCCTCGTCTGCCGACACAATGGCGCTGTCCTCGCTCTCGGTGCGCTTTCGCAAGCTGGACCGCATCCGGCTGGTGCGTGCGGCGGGTGACTACCTCGACCTGTATCACCGCGACTATGACTGGATCATGTCCCGCCAGGACGTGCGCGTCACCTGTCAGCCCGTGGAATACGCGGTTTATAACAACTTCATCCATTTCGACAGCCTCGCGGATCAGAACTATTCCCTGCTGTTCGATGGCATCAAGGAACTCGGCAATGCGTCCGCGTCCTATTCCGCCGCTGACACCTCCGCATGGTTCAACGATGGCCGCGAACTCATCCGCCACCGCGCCAAGCGTGAACTCTACGCCAACGTGCTGAAGGACATGGAACTTGCCGCCGCTGCGGGTGCTGCCGAAAAGGAAGCCTATCGCATCATCAAGGCGGAACTGGATCAGCAGATCAGCACGGGCGGCATCCGCCCCACGGAGTTCTAAGAATGCGCGTGCTGTTCGGTAGGTTGCAGTCAGACCAGCCCGACCTCCTCAATGGCGACCTTGAGGAAGCGGAGAACTGCATTCCGTACATCAACAGCTATGGCCCGTTTCCCGAACCCGTAGGCTATTCCGCCCCCGCTCCTGCGGTGGTGCGCGGCGCGTATTCCACAAAGGACTTGAGCGGCACGGTGTTCACTGTCCTTGCCACGGAAGGCAAGCTCTACAAGGAAAGCAGCACGGCGCTGAACGACATCTCGCGCACGGCGTCCTACACCACGGCCAACGATGGCCCGAATTGGGAGTTTGAAACCTTCGGCAACACGGTGATTGCCGCCAATGGTTCGGACCCCATGCAAGTCTACACCATCGGCACGTCATCGGCCTTTGCCAACCAGTCCGCGTCTGCTTCTGCGCCTGTGGCACGGCACATCGCGGTGGTGCGAGACTTCCTGTTCACGGGCCACCAGCCGAACCTTGAGAACCGCGCCCAATGGTCCCGCATCAACAATCCGCTTCGCTTCGGCGTCTCGCAGCGGTTCCAGTCCGACTTCCAGGATTTGCCGGGAACCGACCAGATCATCAAGAAGGTGACGGGCGGCGACTTCGGGGCCATCCTGACGAACTCCTCCGTCTGGCGTGCAACCTATGTCGGTTCGCCCCTGATCTTCCGCTTTGACGAGGTGGCCCGCAATGTCGGCTGCTATGCGTCTGGTTCAGCTACCCGCTTCCAGAACATCACCTTCTTCCTGTCCAATTCCGGCATGTATGCCTTTGACGGCCAGAACGCCAATCCCATCGGGCTTGAACAGGTAGACGATCAAATCCTTGACGAGATCAACCTGTCATTTCTGCATCGCGTCACCTCGACCATTGACCCGGTAAACCGTCTCTATCTCATGGCCTATCCGTCCACGGCGTCAACGGATGGAACGTGCAACCGCATCGCCATCTATTCGTGGGCAAAGCAGCGGTGGGCCTTCGCGTCTGAGAGCATCGAAGTTCTGTTCAATCACATGACCTCCGGCTACACGCTTGAAGGTCTGGACGCGCTCGGCACGCTGGAAACGCTGGCCTTCTCGCTTGACAGTTCGGCCTATCAGGGCGGTCTTTCGGCGCTGTCCTGTGTCAACGGCCTGCATCAGATTGCACGGTTTACTGGCAGTGCAAAGACAGCGCGGTTCACCACGGGCGAAGCCGAACTTGTGACGGATGCCCGCGCCTTCGTGCGTAGCCTGCGGCCCCTCGTGCAGGGCAATTCGTCAACAGTTGTCAACATCGAAGTCGGCGGCAGGGATCGGCTGGTGGACGATGTATCATGGACTGATGCATCGATAATGAACGTCACAGGCACTTGCCCGGTGCGCTCCAATCATCGCTATCACCGCCTCCGCATGAGCGTGTCGGGTGGCTTTGATCGCGTGATTGGCTCGGAAGTCGAGTTCACCAAGGAAGGCGTTCGATGAGCCGTGTGTTCGCGCTCAATGACCCCGGTAATGCGTTCCGCCGTACAGACGCCGCTCCGGTCAAGGTCGGTGGCCTTTACAAGACAGACGGCGATGACGGGCAGAACACCTTCACGGACGGTCAGGGTGGCAAGTATTGGTTCGCGGACACGACCAGCGGCAACGTCACGGTGACGCTTCCCAATGCGTCTGAAACGACTGCCGACACGGTGTTCACGGTCAAACGCATCTCAGGCGGTGCCAACACGCTGACGGTCACGACAGGCGGCGGCAACATCGATGGTGCTGCTTCGTTCAGCATCCCGACTCAATACGCCAGTTACTCCTTCGTGAGTGACGGCGAGAATTACTGGATCATCTGATGAGTTACGAAAAGGACAGGCTGGACAGCTTCGTCACAAGCGCATCGTTGTCCACCGCGCTTGCGCCGTATGTCACGTCTGCAAGTGTCGCTGCCGCCATTGGGGCCATTGACCTTTCGCCGTATGTCACCAGCAACAGCCTGTCAGCGGCGGTGGCAACAGATGTGTTGACGGTCCGTGGCGCGGCGTCCGTTTCGGCGACATTGTCGGCGGGTGCGGTCACGGTTGCGGGGCGTCCGGTTGGTGCCGTTGTACTTGGGTATCAGGCAATCAACAATGTGACCTCGTTTAGCTTCTCCGGCTCTTGGTCGGATATTGCCTATATTGAAATTCGTGCATCCTACCAGATGAGCGGCAGCGGCAGCACGTCAATCGCCGTTTTCACGGACGGCGGCACAACCGCGTTTCTGAGCGGTTCGGCTGCGGTGGGCGATGTTGATGCAGTTCATTTTTTGGGACAGGTTTGGGGCGTCAACGGTGTGCTATCCAAAAAGATTTATGGCTCTTGGGAGAGAGCCTCGAATGGCTCCGGTATTGGTGCATCGACCTTCACAGCAACCACTGGCTTCATAAACTGCATTAGGGTCACGCATCACCGGACTGTCTCTGGCGGCGCGGCCCTTGCCATCGGGTATCGCACCGCATGAGCCGTTATGCTGTCCACGGCGTCCCTGCTCCTGACCTGTATGGCGCATGGGATCAGGCTTGGCCGTATCTGGAAAAGGCCATCGCGCGGTTCCCCAACGTGCCGCGCCCGTTCACCGAAGGCGATCTTCTCAAGGCGCTCTTCGCCCGCGACATGCAATTGTGGATCGGCTGGGACATTGACGAGGCCCGCGTCACGGGTGCGCTGGTGACGGAGATCACGCGAGACGAGCGGCACCCCGACAAGCGGTTCATGTCCATCCCGCTGGTGGGCGCTGACAACTGGAATGCTTGGGGTGATGAACTCTGGAGCATGCTGAAGGCATGGGGCGTGGAGAACGGTTGCACGCATGCGCTGGGTTACGGGCGGCGCGGCTGGACAAGGCTTTACGGATTTATTGACTGCGGCACGACTGAAGGCGGATTGCCGATGTTTGTGCGAACTCTGAAGAGGTAACACTATGGGCAAGAGCCAGACAACGACTCAAAAGGTCAAATCCGATCCGTGGGGTCCGATTGCGGGCGACCTTAAGAATGCGTTCGGTGACGCGCGGAATATCTATCAGCAGGGCGCTCCGGGCTTCTTCCCCGGCCAGACGGTTGCGAACCAATCTGGCTATACCACGCAAGCCTTTCAGAACATGGCGAACCGCGCCACGCAGGGCAACCCGCTGATGGGTCAGGCCAGCGGCGAGGTCAGCAAGATGTTGAGCGGAGCTTATCTGGACCCGAACAACAATCCGGGGTTCCAGGGGGCGCTGTCTGCCGCAACCCGGCCCGTCGTTGATGCCTTCCGTGACAACGTGATGCCGGGGATCGACAGCAACTTCTCTGCGGCGGGCCGCTACGGTTCCGGCCTTCAGGGCGAGGCGTATCGGGATGCGAACACGGACCTTGCGCGGTCTGTGGGTGACATCAGCAGCAACATGGCGTTCAACAACTACGGCATGGAACGCGGCAACATGATGAATGCCATCGGCATGGCGGGCGGTCTTGCTGCGAACGACTACAAGGACATTTCGATGCTCGGCCTCGCGGGCGAGGGCATGGACAACTACAACCAGCGCCTGATCGATGCCGAACGTGAGCGTTACGACTACAACGCCAACAAGGACATGGGCTGGCTTCAGAACTATATCGGCATGCTTGGCGGTCCTCCTCCTGCGGGTCAGACCAGCACGACCACGGCCCCGGCTCCGAGCCTTCTCTCCACGATTGCTGGCCTTGGCGCAACGGCTGCTGGGGCGTACTTCGGCGGCGGTGGTAGCCTAGGCAGTTTGTTCAGCGGGCTTGGTGGGGCTGCCGCCTCTCCCGGCTACATGATGGGGCAAGGTGCTTATGATCCGCGATATATGAGTTTGGCTTTCGGAGGTCCGCGATGAACCCTTTCAAGCGCATGATTGCTGGCCTTGGCGCACAGACCGCGCCTTTCGGCTTCACGGCCAACGACCCTAACGCGGCTTACCGCGCGGGCTGGGGCGTCATTGGCGACATGGGTGCAAACATGCTTGCGAACAATCAGCCCGGTGTTGACCCGTTCGCCAACCTCGGCGCATCTCTTCAGCAGGCCAAGGCTGACTCCACGACGAGGAACAAGGAGCAGTACACCGCGCAGCGCCTCATGGAAGAGGCCGCGGCCAAGCGGCAGGAGCGGGAACAGGCAGAGGCAGAGCGCATGCAGCGCGAGGAGTTCTTGAAGTCGCTGCCGCCGGATGTGCAGATGAAGGCGAGGAGCGTGCCTGGCTTCCTTGAATCTTATGTGCAGGCGACTGATCCGAATTTGCAGAAGCCGGAAAGGCCGACCTTCATGGAAGTCAACGGCAAGATCGTGAACCCGATGACGGGCGAGGTTGTGTTTGATGGCGGCGGAATGTCTGCCGATGCACCTGAAGTCAAGACCATTTTTGACCCGGAAACGGGACAGGAACAGGTCGTTCAGTGGAGTGGCGCTGGGTGGGAGCCGCTTGGGGGTCCGAAGGCCAGAGGCGGGGGGGCTGACATCGGTTCCCAAGTTGAGGAACGAAAAGCCGCAGCAGAGGCAATGGGCATCACACCGGATGATCCCGCCTATCGGTCTTACATTCTCACTGGCAAGATGCCGCGCGAGGATCAGGCTCCGCTTACGGCGGGCGATAAGGCCGCTATTCGAGAGGCAGACTTGGCAGTGCGCGATAACAAATTGGTCATTAAACAACTTAGGTCCGTTGTTGATGGACCTGAAGGACAAACGCTCAATGACCGCGCTGGTTATGGGGCCTTGGCAAACGCCCAGTCGTGGATTGCCCGCAACGACGGAACGGGCATTTTCGATGATGCCAAGGGCGAGGCGACAACCGAACTCAAGAACGTTGTTCTTGGTCAGGCGTTGGCAAGCCTTAAGTCAATCTTCGGGGCGGCACCAACTGAGGGCGAACGTCAAATTTTGATTGATCTTCAGGCATCAGTGGACAAGACGCCGACAGAGCGAAAGAAAATTATTGAGCGTGCAATTGATCTGGCTGAAATCCGCCTTCAGTATAACGAAGATGTCGCTAAAGGTCTTCGTGGCGAAACCTATTACAAGCCGGGTGGCGGACCCAACTCTGAGGGTTGGACCGATGTTGGTGGCGGTGTCAGAATTCGCCAGAAAGGTCAGTAACACATGCCGATCTTTGAAATGCAGACCCCGGATGGCAAAACATACGAGGTTGACGCCCCTGATATGGCGTCAGCGTTGCGGGCGCTTGGGAAAGCTGGTGGCACCAACCCCACTTCGGGCATTGACTCCGAGATCAGCGGAATGCTGCCCGAATCCTCTGTCGGCGCGGCCAAGCCAAAGGGCAACGCTGATTTGTGGGGAACGGGCAGTCAAGCCACTGACTTTCTCACGATGGGCGGCAGCACGAAACTGGCTGCGGCAGGCGCTGGCCTTTTGGATGCGGGCCTTGGCGCAATTAAGGGCGAGGGGTTTAACTTCTCGGACAATTACACCAAGAACCTTGAACAGCAGCGTGCCAATCAGGCGGCATACGCCGATCAGAACCCGGTCAGGGCAGGGCTTGGCACGGCAGGCGGGCTTGCGCTTGGCGTTGCCCGTGCGCCTGTGTGGGGCAAGGGCATCAAGGGCGCAATCGGCACGGGTTCCATTTACGGCTCTCTTGGCGGTGCGTTGCAGGACGCGGACAGCATCGAAGACCGAACGCTGAACACGCTCAAGGGGGCGGGCGCTGGTGCCATTATCGGCACGGGTGGCTACTATGGTGGAAAGGCGCTCGGCTGGGGCGCTGAGAAGGTTGGCAAGGCCGTCTCAACAATCAGAGCGCCAGCCGCCAAAAAGGCGGAAATGGAAGTCTTTGAACTGATCCAGAAGGCGGGTGGTCCTGCGGTTGTGCAGCAGAAGATAGCCGACCTTGGTCCTGATGCAGCGTTGGCAGACGTTCTTGGCGTGCGTGGGACAGCCGCTGCCCGCAATGCCTCAAACATCAGCCCGGAAGCGCGCGAAATTCTCATTGACTTTGTTTCAGGTCGCAAGGGCGGGCAGAACCAGCGCATTGTTGCCGATATGGAAAACCTTGCTGGCTTGCCGCAGGGGTCCACGGCGTCCGTGGATGATCTGATTAAGGCAACGAACGACAAGTCGCGCCCGCAGATCAGCGCGGCGTATAATGTAGCGCGAGAAGCGGGGAAAGACATTCCCCTCCAAGCTTTTGACAACATCATCACCACGCCCGTTGGCGTCAAAGCGTTTAAGCAGGCGCTTGACAACGTGACGAGCCGCGCCGCGCGTGATCCGAAGGCGGGGGGCAATCTCGCCGTGCTGGACGAAACCAAACGTCTTTTGGACGGACAAGCCGAAGTCGCTCGTCGCGCTGGCGATGCAATGGAAAGCGAATATCGGGCAACGGCAAGGGCGCTGCGCGAAAGGATTGATGAAATTCTTGCGGCAGGCGACGAATACGCCACAGCGCGGGCTTTGCGTCGGCAAGCATACGTCTCTGAAGACGCCATCAGGACGGGTGAGGCGCTTGGCAGTCCCAGGGTTCCCCCTAACATTCCGCAGAAGGCCGGAAACTTTGGACCGTCCGACAAGCGTCTTCTCGCTCAAAGTTATGTTGCAAAACAGGCTGACTCGCTTCTGAACAAGAACTCGACAGAAGGCGCGATTGGTCAACTCAACACACCGATGGGCAAGCGGGCTGCGGATGCCGCCCTTGGTCCCAATGCCTTGGACAAGACGCTTGGCCGTGAACGCACCTTCAACATCACCAACAAGGAGATTGTTGGGAACTCCACCACGGCGCGGCAACTCGCGGAAATGGCGGGACAGACGGTTGGTTGGGGCGGTGGCGCGGCGGGCCTGAGCATGCTTGCGGGCAATGACATCTGGACGGCGGGCCTGACGGGTTTTCTGGGTGCCGTTGGTAGGCGTTCAATTCCGACGATTGCCCGCAAGCTGGTCACGGACAACCAACGCACTGTTGCTCCGTTCCTCGCCGACATTCTCAGCAAGGCAAATCTGCCCGTGAACAGGCCGATTCCTCCGGGGTTCCTTGAAAAGTTTGTGACTGATGGCGACCAGAAGCTGGCAAAGACGCTCAACCTGTTCTGGATGAGTCACCTTCAGAAGAACAACCCCCAGACGAACCCGGCCCAATAATACGTCAGGGTAACTGAGCCGACAACCAAGATCAGGCGCACGATTCCGCCCGGTTCAAAAATCGGTTCTTTCTGATCCATTTCCCCCACATACCACAGGAGGCCAACTTATGGCAAACCTCCGGCGCTGGAGTTCGTCCGCGTCAGGCAACTCAACCGTTGCTGGCGGCTCAAACACCATCAATTTCGCAGAGGGGCAGGCCCCCGGATCGGTCAACAACTCCGCGCGCGAACTCATGGCCCAGATCAGGTCCATCTACACCCCGGATGAATGGGGCTGGGTGGAACACTCTGCAACGGCCTCCGTGGCCTCGCAGACGGCGTTCAAGCTGGCGGGCAACCAGACCTCCGCATGGACGGCCAACCGCCGCTGGCGGCTCAAGAGCGGCTCCACGACCCGTTACGGCACGGTTGTCTCGTCCAGCTTCACCACTGAAACCACCATCACGGTGACGGTCGATTCCGGCTCCCTCTCTGCCTCGCATACCCTCGCAGCGATCTCCGCTGTGGACGGCAATGTAGTCCCTGACAACTTCCTCGTTGCCGCCGATCTCGCTGGCTATGTCACCTCCAACAGCCTGTCTGCGGCCAAGGCCACGGCGGCCGAGTTCCAGGCTAACACCGCTGACAAGTTCCTCGTCACGGACAAGGTGTGGAGTGCGGCGGGTTCCGTGGCGCTCGCCTGGAGTGCGGGCGGCACGACCACCGTGGACTTCTCGGCAGGCATCAACTTCACCGTCACCAGCGGCGCGGCTGACTCGACGCTCGGCGTTGCCAACGCCAAGACCGGGCAGAGCGGATTCATCTACATCACGCAAGGCGCGACACCGCGCAGCCTGACGTTCTCCTCCGCATGGGTGTTCGCGGGTGGCACCGATCCCTTGCTGACGGCCTCGGCCACGGCAAAGGACATCCTGTTCTATCAGGTGATCTCTTCATCGGGGCCGATTGTCTTCGGCAACCTCATCAAGAACGTGAGTTGATCCCATGCTTCCGGGTCTTTCTGGCATCGCGGGCATGCAGGCTGAAGGCATCGTGTTCGTCGGCGGGGCTGTAGCCTCCAAGGCGGCCGCGACCACGGGCGATACGACACTTGCGCTTAACAGCGGCCTCACAGGCGGCATTGCATCGTCTGCAAGCAGCGGTGATCTCGTCATCGCGGCTTTTGCAACGGCTGGCACGGCTGACAGGACGCTCTCCATAACGGACGGCGCAAGCAATTACACTCTGATCGGGTCTGAACTGCACTCCGATGACTCGGAGGATGTGAACCTCCGGGTGGCTTACAAGTTTATTACCTCCGACACGGCTGTGACTTTTGGACCGACACAGAACGCTTCCGAAGGCGGCTCAATGGCCGTTTATGTGTTTCGCGGCGTCAATGCTAACACTCCGCTTGATGGGAGCGCGGTGACTGACACCGGGATCAACACGTTTCTGTGCAACCCGCCCGCCATCACGCCCTCGACGGCTGGCGCGTTCATTGTTGCTGTCGGTGCCGCAAGTGTAGGCTCCTATAGCGAGGGGTCGCCAACGCCCCCTGAGTTCGCCAGCAGCGACTTGACGGCGTTCCTGACCACGGCAGGCCCCTCTGAGGAGGTATACAACGCTGCGCTCGGCGTCGGTCACAAGAACGACTGGACTTCTGGATCGTTCAACCCTGCGGCCTTCACGGTCCCGAACGATACCGACAGCACGATTTATGCATGGGCGGCGGTGACGTTTGCCCTGCGGCCCGCATGATGGAGAACGGCAATGCCAGAACTAGAGGAACGTATCGCCGTGCTTGAAGCCAATCAGGTTCACATGCGGGACAAGCTGAACGAGATGTCGAGCAAGGTTGACGAGATGCACGAACTTCTTTTGCAGGCCAAGGGCGCGAAATGGGCAATCTTGGGCGTTGCCAGTCTCGCCGGGTTCCTCGCCGGGAAATTCGGCACGTTCACAAGCCTCTTCAAGATGTGACATGCGGCGCATCCGGTTCAAGCACAAGCGAAACCGCAAGTGCTGGGGCAAGGCTTACATTGATGAGTTCCGCATTGAACTGGACCCGGAGCTTGATGACAAGACCGAGATGGACATAGCCCTGCACGAAGGGCTGCATCTCCTCTTCCCGTACACCGACGAAGACCACATCAACGAGGCCGGAAAGACGCTGGCGGATTTGCTTTGGCGTCTTGGCTTTCGCAAGGAGTGACGATGCCAAAGCGATATTCCGACGATGAGTTCATCTCTGCATGGAAGCGGTTGGGGTCGCCAGCCGCCGTGTCCAAGGCGCTCAGTCTGGATATACGAAGTGTATACCTACGCCGGAACAGCATCGAAGAAAGACACGGCGTTGTCCTCGACACAATCGACAACCGGGGTTCTGGCAGGCCGAAGATCGAGATACCCAAGCAGGGCTTCCGCGCGCTTGCGGAGAATGTGACCGGGACCGTCATCATTGGCAGTGACGGCCATTTCTGGCCCGGCGAACGGTCGGTAGCCTTCGGCGCAATGGTTGAGCTGATCAAAGACATGAAGCCGTCAATGGTGATTATGAACGGCGATAGCTTTGACGGAGCCCGCATCTCGCGGCACCTCCCCGGCGGCTGGGCAAACCTTCCAGATGTGGCTGACGAACTTGACGCGGTGAGGGAGCGTCATGGCGAGATTGAGGCCGCTGCACCCGCTGACTGCCCACTGATCTGGCCCGCTGGCAACCACGACAGCCGCTTCACGGCAAGGCTTGCACAAGGCGCTCCCGAATATGTGCGCGTCCACGGCTTCGACATCGCTGACCATTTCCCGGCATGGCAGTTCTGCTGGTCCGTCTGGCTGAATGACAACACGGTTGTGAAGCACCGTTATCACCAGGGCTTGCACGCCGGGTATCAGAACACGCTCAAGAGCGGAAAGAACATCGTGACGGGCCATACCCATTCGATGGGCTCAACCATGTGGGCGGATTACAATGGTATCCGCTGGGGCGTGCAGACCGGGACGCTCTCCGAGATGGGGCCGCAGACGGACAAGTTCGCCTATGCGGAGGATAATCCTGCGAACCACAGTCAGGGCTTTGCAGTCTTGACATACACGGATCGCGGCATGTTGCTTGAGCCTGAGTTCTGCCGCG